TAATACTTCACTTGCTGATAATGCTTTGTCAAATATTTTTACTTGCCCTATTTCTCCATCAAGCGATACAACAGTTGTACTTTGGTATCTTCCAAATCTTACTTGTGCTGTATTTTGTCCAAATGGATTAGAAGTGCTATAAGAAGCACTACCATCTGAAATGCCATTTAGATATATTACTGCTGAAGTTTCTTTTACATATACAAAAGCTAAATGGTAATAAGGTGTTGTGGTTAAACTTGTGCTTGTGGTAATACTAATAGGTGTACCATTCCCTGTATCAAATATACTCCACGATATCTTATCACTACTTAGTGGAGTTTGTGCAAGCATACCATATTGTCCTGATGGGTTACCTAAATATTTACTCCAAATATATCTTTCTGCTGATAAATCATCAAATTTAACATACACAGTTAAAGTAAAATCTCTATCGCCTAATGTTGTATAGGGTACATCTACATAATTCGTTGAACCATTAAAATCAAAATGGTAAGGAGTAGAGCTACCTTGAAATGTTGCTCCTTGTATATCTCCATTTATGCCATTAGGATAGTCGTTCTTTGTAGCCAAATAGTTTTGTGCTACTTGGGCTGCAGTCAAAGCAGTGTCATAAAATCTTACTACTCCTATTTCTCCATCGTGTCCGTTGTTTGCACCTACCGCATCGTAACCACCAATATTTAAAACGTTAGAATTTGTTACACTTGCCGTTGGCGCGCTTCTTGATCCTAAAGTAGAACTTGCCGTTAGTTCTCCATTAACATACATTTTGCCGTTTCCGCTTGAATCATTTGTAAACACAACGTGCTCCCATACTCCTACTGTTGTTGCTGCATTTCCACTATAAATACCACCACCTTGTGCGTAACTATACCATAAATACCCGTAAGTTGAACTATAATAGAAAAAGTATTGAGATGTGCCGCTGCTTGATGTTCCTTTATGTAAAATAGTTCCTAAACCTGTATCATCTCTTTTTACCCATACTTCCCAACTTATATCTGCACCTTGATTTAAAGTAGCATCGTGTGGGAACTCTATCCTATCTCCTGCACTTGTAGCACCATCAAAAGTAAAAAAGTTACCAAGTTCTTTATCAAAAAGAGCATCGGTAACAGTAGCACTATTACTTGTCACAGTATCATCCCAAGTACCACTTGTATAATTTGCAGCGTCTAAATTCATATCTAAATCAGTAGAATAAATAGAACTATAACTAAAAAAACTATTTGCTCTGTAATTTTGCGCTACTTCTGATGCAGTCAAAGCAACATCATAAACTCTTACAGATGAAACTTTGCCATCAAAATATCTACCTGCCGTACCATCTCCGCCAATAAATAAGCTATTATTATTTGTTGGAATACTTGCTGTTTCACCTTCCGAAAATACTAAAGTTCCGTTAATATATAATTTTTTATTTGCACCATCATAAGTAGCTGCGATATGATACCAAGTACCTGTAGATGGTATGTCTGAATTATGTACAAGCACATCTGAACCTGTTAAAAAATTCCAACCATTTGTACCCCTATATAAAGCATATGCTCCGTTTTTCCAAAACAAACGTCCATAATTAAAAACGCTTTCTTCGTTTATCCAAGCTTCTAGTGTAATATTTGTGGTAATATCAAGCGAAGATGAATCGGTAACTTCAACGTTATCATTTCCATCGCTTGCTTCAAAATCAAAATACCCTCTTGTATCACTTTCAAATGTAGGATTGTTTGTTCCCCCAGTATTACTTATTGCGCCATCATTTCCGTATGTGCTTAAATCTGTCCAAGTATTACCGCTACCACCATACGAATTTGTATCACTTGCATTAAGGTGTAAAACCAAATTACTACCCTTGTCTATTAACGGCACATTTAAATCGTGGTTAGCTATATCAAACCAAGTACCACTACCACTACCTGTATTAGCACCACCACTTTCTATACTATCTTCATCGTTAGCATCAAGGTGTAATACTAATCCTTCTGCTGAATCTGCTGCTGCTGCTGCTGCTGCATCTTGTGAGAATATTCTTCTATTAGTAGGCATTATATACTGTATTTATAAACGTCTAACTTTCTTGTTAATGCGTTTATTTCTGCTTCTTTTGTGTCAACTGAACTTCTTATATTATCTCTTTCAGTTTCTACATCATCAGGTATTGCAGTACCCTTTTCTGCTTTTCTAGTTACATACCAATCTGTACTTTGTAAACTTCTATTTGCATTAGCTTTTAGTTGTTGTATCTTGTCAGCTTTCATTTCTGCAAGTGTACTATCAAAAGTTCTATTTTTTACATCATAGATAAATACAGTTTTAGTGTTTCCTTCTGCATCTTCGTAGTTATCTACTGTATGTAAGTTATGTATTACCTGTTCTTGTTTGTTATATTCAGGTGTTACAATATCATAAAACCCTTTTTTTTCGTGTTCACTAGAAGGTAGTTTATCAAAACCTGCTATTACATTTCCAAAACTACTTGGTAGTTTGGGGTACTTTACTATTTTTCCGTTTATTATTCTTGCTTTCATAATTTAAGGTGTATCATCACTTGTTACTTTGTTAATTGTATAATGAAAAACAGGTGTACTTGTTGAATCATCCAAACATATAACTTGTATGTGGTTTGTTTCTGAACCATCATAATCAGTTGTACCTACCTTGTTAAAAACTTCTGTACCTGATGCAGTAGAATTTAAAGTAATTGTTTGGCTACCTGTTAATCCATATATGTCTACAACTTGGCTTACTTTGTATTTATCAAATTTTAATTCTATTGCACCTGTTAACGAATTTGAAAAATGGAATATACTTCCTGTTTCCCAATCTAAAGTTATTGCACTACCACCTGTACCTGCTGTATCTGTTTTTGTTATTTCCGTTGAAAATCTTGGTGCTAATTCATCGTGGTCTACTACGTTGTTTGCTAGTGAAACTGCCCCTGCTGTCATGGTTGCATCACCACTTATAGAAAGTGTAGTACCATTACCTAATAAAGAATATAATTCTGTTTGGTTATCGTTCACTTTAGAAAACGCATCCCTTATGGGGTCGCCATCACCTTGATTTGGTGTTCCTAATAATACTGGATCTTTTGCCATATTTTATTTTTTTATAACGTTATTTCTGTTTGGTCAGCTTTTAATGTAGTACTATCTGCAAACTTTGTTGTAATATCTACAGTAAATGCTTTTGTTTCAATTCTATTTCCTGATAATGGCAATAAAAAACATTCAGGTGAACTAAAACTTGGTATACTTTCTGCTATGGTGTTATCTTCATCACCAAATTCTGTAAAACAATATATTCTACCCCAGTTTATTGTGTTTGCCATATTTATACAATAAATTTTGTGGGTTTTTGTTATATACTTTTTTGTTTAAGTATTCTGTAAGTTTTTTTATGTTATTTTCTTTTGCTTTATATTTCATAATACCCAACCTTCAAAACTTGCATCTTTATCAGGGTAAACTTCTTCGTTTGCATTTGTAAAGTATTCAGGGAAATTACTAGAAGCATTAAAACTTAAATAATCTATTAACCTGTTTGTATAGTACTGTGCTGTATTTCTTTCTTTTTCTAGTAAGTAATCTACTTCTTCTTTACTTGCATTTTCTGCGTTTTCACTATTGTGTTTAAATACACCTTTGTTTGCTATAGTATAAGCACTAAATGGTAACATCTCTACCATAGTCCAATGGATCAAGCAGGGTTTTACATATTCATTTACTAATGTTAAATAATTACCACTTAATGTACCTGCTACAATTTTTGTTTGTATGCTTTCTAGTAAATCTGTACCTAGATAATTTTCTATGTGTTTATCTTGTGCAATCTTTACATATTGTATAAATTTATCAGTATCCAAATTAGCTGAAACTGAAGTAAATTTTACTACATCTTTTCTTGTTATTAATAGTGCTTCTGCCATTATCCTTTATAGTTTGGGTGGTGTCCTTTATCACCTCTAGTTATATTTGCTTGTGCTACTTCTTTGGGGTTTTTAGGTAGTTTAAAACCTTGTTTTACAGCTTGATTTACATTTACAAATTTTGTATTTGCAAGTGCGTTACCCTTGTAAGGTGTACCATCTTTTTTAAGTTTCTTTTTATATATTCTTCTTTCCCATATATGATGGCAATTAACCCCACCTTGCCACTTGAACAAAGAATAGTTTTGTCCCTTGTGTCCATGCTGCTTATTTACACCCCTAAAACTCATTTGTGTAATATCTTCTTTTCTGTATATCTTACCAGTACTTAACATTCTTCTACAAAATGGTCTACTTTCCCCTTTGGGTTGTTTCCTTGTGCCTTTTACATACTTGTATCTAACTTTAAATATATCATTATCTTGCGTAGAATCTTGTTTAGCTGATAACTTCAAGCCATTTAAATAATTTTCTACATCAAAATCTTCAGGTTCATCTTCTGTAGTATCTGTATCTAGTAATTCATAGTTTTCTAAATCTTCTATTTCACCTAGTTCATCTACTAACTTCCATAATTCATCACCATCATCATCACTTAAAAAAGGTCTTTCATCTTTTGCAAGTTCTTCTTCTTGCATCTTTTCACACCTATGTGTTTTGTAGTTTTTCTTGTAACCCTTTGGGCATTTGTATTTTTTTAAATCTTCTTTATTATGATATTCACAAGGCATGTACCATTCTTGCCCTTCGTATTCATGTACATGTATACCTTCACACCCTATATTCTTTGCCATTTCTTCAGCTTTTTCAGGTGTGCTATATGCTAACCTATCATCTATAATAGCAAAATCTTTATTTACTACTTGGCTAGCTAACTTTACACCAGTTTCTTCTTCTTTGGCTTCTTGTGTTAGTGCGTTATCTGTTTCAATAAATTCTAAAGGTTGCAAAGTTCTAAAATATAGTTTTAAACTAATATCGTTTTTTGCTAGTATTTGATCTATACATTCTATTATTTGGTCTTGGTAAGGTTTTATAGTTATGTTGTTAAATAACAAACTAGCAGTTTTAATTTCATCTGCATTATTACCTAAACCACTATTACCATCTCTTACACCTAAAAGTAGTGGGCTTGTTACCCTATGCCCCATAAGTATTTTTCTTATACATTCGTTAGATAAATATTCATAATGTGCAGGTGCATCATCTAGTGGTATATCATCTACAGTAGTTTTACTTTCTGCATTGTTGTTAAAAGCTACAATTACCTTTTCACCCCTACTACCTGTAAGTTTATTCATTACATCGTTCTTAATCTGTAGCTGTTTTTCCCTATCAGGTATGCCATTGTTAAAGTTTACTACTTTAGTACCACTAAAATTACATTGTACATCGTTTATTAAGAAATCTGCAATTTCACTTTCTAGTTCACAATACGCTAATGCACCTTGATAATCTACTGGGCATACATAATCGTAACCTGATACATATTTTTTTACTATTTTAATTTCAGGTTCTTTACCATTACCAAAACCAAAGTTTGCAATTCTTTTAAGTTTAGTATTTGGTTTTACTTTTTCCCAATCAGGTGCATAATAGTATGCTTCTATATCACCTTCATCATTCATTTTTTCAGGTCGCAAAGTTTGTCTTGGGAAATGTTCTGCTTTTACTACCTTACCATCTTTATGTAATACTTGAAAACTAGCTTCACCAAGTAGTTTAAGGTCTAGTGCTATTTTTTTTAAACAGTCATTGTTAAATATACTTCGTAGTGCTGCATATTCATCTGTTTTTGTACTACTATCTAGTGCATCTAAACCTTTGCCATAAATCATATTACTAATACCATTTATTACTGCATTGTTGGTAGTAGAACTTGTAAAAAGGTCTATAAGGTATTTGTAATAATTGTTATCTTCACCATAAGCTACCCATTCTTTTCTTTTATCTTCTACTACTTCAGGTTTGTTATAACTTGATAAGTTTACTATGTGTATGTTATCCATGTTTATATAAATACAAATTCGTTAGTTGTTGTGTTGGTAGTGTACTGGTTTTGGTTTACTGTAAAATCTGCTACTGTTTGATTTGTGCAAAATATTTTATCCCTAAAAATTAATGTACTACCTTCTGTAATTTCTAAAGTATAAAAAGTATCTTCTACCAAAGTAAAAGTATTACTGTACTGGTAATAGTAATCTACTTCTGTAAAACTTGTAGATGTGGTGTTAAACACTTCCTTGTTTGTGCTTTCGTTGTTTATCTTAATTGTATAAGTGTTTCCTGAAGTGTATGATCTAGGAATAAAACTAAATGTTTGGCTACTACCTGAACTTTGTAAAACTATCATATATATACAATAAAAGTACTTCTATTTTGTTAAATAAAAAAGGGGGTGTTTCCACCCCCCTGTTAATTTACTTATCTAAAGGTTTATTGTAGTCAGGATGTATTTCTACAATGCACCCACGCTTTAAATGAAGTAAAATCTCTTTCAACAAAGTTTCATTATCAGTACAATACCAAGTGCTAGTACCAAAGTTAGCAGAGAAATAGTAATCCATTCTGTGTTTATTAGGTTTCCACCTTTCGTGTACAGATACTTTAAATAATTCTTTGTTGTGATTTATAGGTCTTTGCTTATCATCTAAATATTTTTTAGATGCAACTGACCATTTTAATGATTTTGTATTTTTCATTTTATAATAATTTAGTTAAACAATATTTCAAAGAACTGAACTTAACAGTTCACAT